GTACCTATGCATAAGACTGATGTAGTGTTGAGTTAGTCTACCCATTTCAGCAAAAGCCTCTTCAATGGTCTCAAACTCATCTGATACATGTTTCCAGCCAGCGTACTCACCAGTTTCTGGAACAACCATTTTCTGCATTACACAGTAGTGTTGACCGTTTTCGTGGTATGGGTGTTCTTGCATTTTATTTACTTTTAGGTATGGGATTGCTGTAAATGTTTTTTCTCTGTCGTCACTAATAGTTATTTTTTGCTCACCACAGTATCTACAGTCACCGTCAGTGTTGGTCTTAGTGTCGCTTTTACAGTTATTACAGTTGCTCATCATTCTACCTCTCTACTTTCTTATTGGTTGCGTACATAGACTCAATCATCAACTTCTGCGACTCCACCTCTAAGTGATGGCTTATCAGTGCAGTAAGTTCTATCATTTCGTGTAGATCAAGATGTTTTTGTAGTATGTTGAATGCTTTTTGTGCTTTACTCATATCTACTCCTTACTTCTATTTAGTTTAGGTTGCATTATTTAGACCTTTTATGAACAGGGTTTTTGACATCTTTCCAGTTTTCTTGGGCGTGTACGGTGGCAATTCTAAAAGCAATACTCCGCTTATACCACTTCCAAATAAGCCAGCATAGTAAAGGCTTCTCAAGCATCTTCTCCCTTACTAGAGTTGTTTTGGAGTTGGGCTTCAATCTCTTTTATTGCTTTGTCGTTGCGTATGATCTCGTCTATACCACCTTTGATGAAACCTTTTTTACAGGCTTCCCTCTCTCTATTTGCTAATTCTGATTCGAAAAGGGCTAGGAGTTGGTTCATAGCCTTTTCGCTAATTAAGTCTTCTAGGCAGTATTCTGGATCTTCGGGATTATCATATATACCCGCTATCTTCTCTTTTAGTTCTTGGTTATTAAGAGGGGTCATGATTTGATTTCTTCCTGAAGTTCATCGAGCCGTTTCTGTAAGTATTTCTGCCCGTCTTCAGTGAACTCTTTAATGCCACCAGTAAGCCAGGTTAGTGCTTCTATTTGGTTATGAGCTAGTAGCTTTCGCAAATCTCCACGCATTCTTTTACCAGACTGGTAACGATACCGTTTCATAAATTTAGTTAGCTCTCTGACAGAAAACAGTCGTTTTTCTTTACTGTAAAAATTTCCACTCATCACTTCCTTCTTTCTATAATCATGTTTACAAGACCAGCTAATATAAATGCAGGTAGCATTGTTATCACTGTTATTATTAGTAGTTGGGTTAGGAGGTACATTATTTAACCCTCCAAAGCGTTACATAGCCATGATGTCGTGACTTTCGCCTACACTTAACTTGAGTACCTGTTGATTCAATCAGTCCGGTTCGTGAAAACGCGGTCATAATTGCGCCAAGTGCGCGGTTCTCTTTGGTGAATATTCCAAGTTTGTCTAGGTATTCAAGTATGTCATCACTGGTAAACGTACCACCACGATCTATTAGTTCGTGTATACGTTCGTTTACAGCCTCGCGCCAAATTGAATCTGATGACCTGTAACTTGATTCCATTCCCTCGTGCTTTTTTCGTTCTATCAAATCGTAAATTGTTGCCTGTCTCATTTTGGAGCCTCACCTTTTCTACAATTATGTTGACCGTACAGCCGGACCACGTCTGCTAATAGTGCCCCCCTTGCCACCGGCTAATTTTGCCCGTTCTCTGCCGGTTAGACCATTGGCATCAACCTTCTCGCTTGCGAAGCCGCCAGTCTTACTTTTCTTACCGCCTTTAGCGCCCAGGTTCTTATAAAAATCATCGCCATACTTAGCTTTATTAGTCTTGCCCGCTTTTAGTCCGCCTTCTTTTGTTCCTGCCATATTTTTTCTCCTTCTTTTTAGAGCGCATGGTGCTAGTAGTCCTACGAACTTTCGGAGCTGGGTAATGAACCGCTAAGTGATGAACTCGCCTACTCACGCTTGAACTACCAGCACTATACGCTCTAAATTGTTAATTATTTCTTACGAATCTTCGTTCATCTTGCGCTTTAGATACTTGCCTATAGCGTCAAACTTATCTCGTCCTCTCAGATCTTGGTCCTTGACCATAGCTCGGACAAACATGTCCGGGCCATCGCTCGTGTGACTCTGGGGCTCAGTAGGCCTTGACACCTGTACCGGCTCAAAGACGACATCAACAACGGTATCTATGAACTTAGCTTGCTTCTCATCCTCTGGTTCACGATTACCATCGAGTATCATCTTGATTCGAGAGCCCTTGCTGTAGTTCACCTCTTGTCTCTTGCCGTCCGAGAACACGATAGTTGGCATATTAGTCCCTTTTCCACCCAAATAGGCTAAGGATGTAGCCAAACAAGGCTGCGATCCCCTGGAATATTACTCCAATGATAGTGAAGCCTATAGTCATGACGAAGCTGAATATCATCATAGCCACGAATATCCAGAACCCTACCCAAAATAATGTTAATATTACGTCCACGTCTATCTCCTTTATGTTAATACTCATAGTGTATTCCTATTGTTTACACATTGCAAGACTTTTTAGCATTTTCTTTTTGTAAAATATCTTACAGACAACCGCTCTAAGAGGTAGCATACTGAGAAAGTCATTAAATAGCGGAGGACATATGGCGAATACAATTAAAAAAATCATGGACGAATACGACCATGGTTACGAAGATATACCAAGGGGACATAAACGCTGGAATAAGATCTATGACTGGGGTAACAACAGACGCAAATCTCGTAAGATCAAGATGAAGAATGGGCATTTAGACCATACACCCCGCACCTGGTAAGGGGGCCAGGGGGAAGCTTGGTGAACTATCTTGTGTTGGTAACCGGCCAGGACCTACACGCGGGGGTGAACGCATTTGTGTAGGATTTGCGGTCCGTCACCAACATACGTCTTTGTTTATTGATGGGTAGTCACTCTCAACCAGTTTAGTATCCAGACATTACACAGCTGTCAGTACTGTTTTATTGGTTGGGAGCTTCGTCCATCAAGGTGATCGTATAACACCTGATAGTTATTTGGTCTAACAGATTGATATCTATTGACAATTTGCTATTAACTTGATAAGATGTAAGGTAATAGAAACCGCCTCCAGGATAATCAGGCGGTTTTCTATTTCCACCGCTTTACCTGATAGTATTCCAATAATAAATCTACTGTGTTAGTCTGTCAATATGGCGATACAGGAACTTGGAGCTATAACAGAGGACGATCTTCAGTCATTAGCGCTGCAAAAAATAGCCCTACGCTGTAAGACGGACTTGTTTTTCCTGTGTAGAGAGGTTCTAGGCTATGACCGCATGACCACAAACACTCACCAAGAGCTTTGTGATTATACGACCGCAGCCCTACCTAACCCGCCCGACATTCGCCGAGAAGGCTTTGATCCGAGTAAGAACTTGATGCTCCTGCTCATGCCCCGAGGTACCTTCAAGTCGTCTGTTGTGACCATTGGCTTCAGTTTACAGATGATCCTCAACGAGCCAAATGTTCGAATCTTAATAGACTCTGAAACCTACTCCAAGAGCAAGGCTTTCCTTCGTGAGATTATTGGACACCTGGAGAATAACGACCGCTACCGCGCGATATTCAAAGCTATTCACGGGATACTGCCGTTTGAAAGCAAGCACAAGGCGAAGCTATGGACTGATTCTGAGATCATCTTGCCCTGCCGAACCCGGGACCGCAAAGAGCCAACAATTTCTTGCGCCGGTATCGACGTGACTAAGAATGGGATGCACTATGATCTTATTATTGGGGATGATCTCCATTCCGAGCGTAACGTCACCAACAAGGAGCAGATCCAACAGGTTAAAGACCACTACAAGCTGGCCTTTTCGCTGCTTGACCCTGGCCAGCCGATGATTATTATTGGTACTCGCTGGGACTACAACGATCTATATCAGCACATTATTGATTACGAGTCTGAGGACTTTAATATTCTGAAGAAGTCTGCCTACAAAGAGGACGGTTCGTTGTTTTTCCCGGAGACGTTATCTGAAAAAGAGCTCGACAAGATTCGACGGCGTCAGGGTAGCTACATCTTCTCCTGTCAATACCTTAATGAGCCGGTCTCTGACGAGAATGCCATCTTCAAGCGCGACTCGATTGTTCGAGTACCGTGGCAAGAGGTTGCTGGCCGGCCAATGAACTGGTACTTATCTGTTGATCCTAGCTATACAGACCCCCGCGGCTCCGGTATCTACTCGGACTACGTCGGTATGGTCTTAGTTGGGATGGATTACCAACGCAATCTTTACATCCGGCACATTACCAGGAGAAAAATGACATACTCTGAGACTATTGATGAGATGTTCCGGATCTATACTGATGAGAAATTCAAGGATATTAAGAATATGAAGATTATTTTAGAGATTATTGGCACCAAGTCGCTGTCTTACGAACTAGCTAACGAACAGCGCCGGCGTAATACCTGGCTTCCAGTCCAGGAAATAAAGTCTCGATCGGAATCTAAAGAAGAGCGCATCCGTGGACTGGCCCCCTTCTACGAATACGGCCACATATTCCACATTAAAGAATGCCCTAGCCTAGAGGAGCTGGAGTATGAGTTACTGCATTTCCCACGCGGCGCACACGACGACATTATTGATCCGCTGGCTACCGTACTTGAGATAGCTTCACCGCCAACCAATAGAATGGCGGTTGTTGGACGGACTAGCGACAAGGAAACCGGTCGGACCTATAAGCCTAGAAGTAGCATAACTGGCTATTAGACACTTGTAGTGAATGGCTAATTGTATTTTAGTTAGATTATGACAAAACAAACTGACGCCCAGTCTGAGATTGAGAAACTACAGAACCAGGCTGGCGATCTTGATCCAAAACCTCGTGAAAATATTGGGTATAACCCAAACAAGCGACGTCGCGCGATACGACGTCGAGTCTACCAGCGTTGGTATGATCTCCGTGACAACCCTTTCAGAACAGAACAGGAGGCCGACTGGGAGATGGCCGACAAAGAATTCGGGATGGTGGTGCCAGATCGTGATCCCGACGACTGGCATTCTGATCTTCACCTACCCGATGCCTTTGCGGCCATTCAGGCTCAATCTCAGGAGACGGTTGAGCGCAAGTCTCGACCACACTTAACGGCCACTGAAGAATCTGACGAACCGGTCGCCCAGCTCGGCAATGCCGTACTGACCTACAACATGAACACCACCGGCTTCGACTACCAGTATTACCTGGCTAAATTGTCTGCTTCTATCCGTGGTACTGCTTTCTTAATGGATTATTGGCGTACAGAAAAACGTACAGTCAAGGTCCCGACCAAGTTAAAAGAAGACGGTACCATCGAGTACAAGGCTGAAGAAGTCGTTGACTTTGATGATGACTACACAGAGTGGGTACCTAATGAATTCATCCATATAGATGAAAAAGCTAAGGATATTGACGAAGCGGTTGACGGCTTCAAGCGTGAGGTGATGAACATTGAAGAGTTCCACCGCATATACGGCAATAACCCAGACTACTTTGATACTGAGTATGTGACGGCTGGTGGAGACTTTGACAAGCGATCATACTTCAAGATGCCAGAAGACGTCACCATGCAAGAGGTTGAAGTGCTACACTACTACAACCGATCTATTGACGCCTATTGGGTTGTGGCTAATAACATCTGTATCCGCGACACTCCGCTCCCAACTAAGCACAAGGAATTGCCATTCATCCCTATTTACCAGTACCGTCGACCTGGCTCTATGTGGGGTATCGGTATCCCTAAGACTATTCACTTCCTGTCTGAAGAGCGCCGGACTATCCGAAACCTTAATATGGACCGTCAGAAGCTCCAGATTAACAAGTCCTTCTTGCACAACAATGCCTTCGATATTGATGACGAAGATCTAATCTCTCATCCCCACAAAGTAATCTCCGTCGACACCAACGGTGCTGACATTAGAAGCGCTATGGTGCCACTAGAGTATGGTGATGTTCCACCAAGCTACTTCCGAACCGAGGAAATTCTACTTGAAGATATCCGCCGCGCGCACGGTATAGATGATCGTATCCAAGGCGTCCAGGCTGGTGGTACCGCTACTGAAGCGGCCATCTTGAAAGAATCTTCTATGAAGCGCGTGAACTTGATCTCTATCACTAATGAGATGAGCTCATTAGTCCGACTAGGGCGAATCAAGTGGAGTAATATCCAGTTCTTCTACGGTGTTCCTAAGATTAATAAGATAACCGAAGACAATAAAGAACGTGAACAGAAGGTCTATAGGACGATCACTGCCGAGGGTAGGCGCTTTAGAATAGCCGACGATGATGGTCGCAAAGTACTAAAGATGGACGACATTAAGGGAACCTCTGCACTTACTCTTGATCCGAAGTTCAACAAGTACATTGACGGCAGCTTCGATATCTCTGTTGACTCCGAGGTGTTCTCTCCAGTGTCTAAGGCAATCGACCAGACCAAGAAGACTGAAATGTTCTCTTTGGCTATGAGTAACCCGGTAACTGCGGCATTACTTGATGTCCAGAATGCACTCTCTGATGTACTGAAGGTCAACAATATCAACCCTGAGAAGTGGCTCAAGGACGAAGGTAAGAGTGTTGGAGACTGGATGGCTGAAGCTGATGCCGAGAATCTCGTCATGTCGTCTGGTCAGATATTATCCGGCACTAAAGATGCGCCAGAAACTCACACTATTGTTCACCTCATGTACACCAGGACAGAAGAGTTCGCCAGCCTATCTCCCGAAATTCAAGGTATTATCTTGCAACACATCATGGAGGAGCACGATAACAACCCGGCAACCACTTCGGCAGCCTCGATGCTTGGAGCTGGATCACCTGGCCCCGGAGCTCCCGGTGCAGCCAGTCCAGAAGCGGGCGGTGTTGGCGCTGGCCCTGCGTTGGGTGCTGGCATACAAGCCAACACTACAGCTCCACAGGCTCAAGTGGCTGATCTACAACCTACAAACTTTGGCAAATAGTAGACTATTGCTTTCATAAAGTAATGTCTCTAGGCTTAGAGTATGAAGAGCGCGTTGGACCAGTTAACATACAAAGAGAAGCAGCTGCTGAACACTTTCTATGGTACTGAACAGTACAAAGCTCTTCGTAAACTCATTGATATCGAGCGACTTGAGCTCGCCAAGGACCATGTTGATGAGCGTGACATTTTACAGATCCGGTTTCTTTCCGGTCAAGTGCAGGGCCTGAAGCGCCTAGTCGGGAGCCTTAAGACGCTCCACACCCAGTCCGTTAAGAACGAAGAACTTAAGAAGAAGAGTTGAGTCCTTCCCTGGTATGTCCACCGCTAACAGGGAAGAACCCAGCTCTGCTGGCTAAAGAACAAATCTTTAAGGAGAAACATGTCACAGGTACCAAATACCGATGATGAAGTCGTGATTGACGACGACGTAGCAGTAACAGAAGATGATCTACGTGCATTGAAGTACGACGAGACGGATGTAGAAACTCCAATAGGAGAAGACGAACCCGACGAAGTTGAGCTTGATGAAACGGCAACAGAAGATACTGAAGAAGAGAATGATGAAGATCAGGAGACTTCGGACGATGAGAGTATCGACTCATCTGAATTCGTCAAAGAGTTCCCACAGATTAAGGGCGATACACCTGAAGAGTACGCTCGTAACCTAGAGATAGCTTACAGTAACTCTACCGCCGAGGCGATGCGACTAAAGTCGTCCACCGAAGTACCAAGTGTTAGTCCAACTAGCGACCCCGCACCTCAACAAGATCCGATTGACATAGATAATGTTGATCCTGTCGCGCTTTACGCAAAACAGCAAATGGATTCTGAGATCGCAGCTGCTTACGAGGATTTTAAAAAAGATTACTCACAAGTAGAAGAGTTAGCTAGTTATCAAAACTTTACCAAGACAGTAGGCGTTATGAGTCGAACTATACTAGAGACTGAGGGCCGGCTGGCCTCACCAGGCGAGTTGTATAGCAAGGCGGCGGTGGCACTGGGATGGGAGAAAACATCTCTCCCTAGCAGCAAGGAGAAACTCGGAATGGCCATTAAAGATAGCGGTTCCACCTCAAAGACTCCGACGGCATCCGGGCAGAAGCCTCCCGTGCGCTCAAAGGTGACGCAAGCCATGATCGACGCTAACAAGAAAATGTACCCTGGTAAATCTGATGATGAGATCAGAAAAGAGCTCGAACCTTACGTTTAAATTTTAGTAACTCTGAAGGAGTTTTGTTATGGCTTTAAAGAATCGTCCATTAGGACGTATTGATGGCCAAACAAACTACGCTACTTACGAGTTCGTTGTAACTAGTGGTGTCACTATTACTGAAGGCGATTTTGTTTATTTTGCTTCCGGCGAAATAACAAACGCAACAGTAGCTGGCGCTCGTCTAGTTGGAATGGCTCTACAGACTGTTACCGGCGTTGCCGATAACTCTGTTAAGTGTTTAGTTTGTATTGACCCAACAATGCGATATTTAGTAGATAATGATAATGATAGTACAACCTTTGCTGCAACTCATGTAGGTACGAATTTCGACCTTGTAGGTGCAACTGGTGCTCAGTTAGTCGACACGAGCTCTACAGGTACAAGTGGTAGCCTTATCTGTTTGGAATATAATCCGCAGATTGATCCCGTCAAGACTGACACGTCTTGGGGTGTGTTCATGATTGCAGAAAATGTTCTTAATACAGGCTCAGGCGCTCAATAGAAAGGCTATAGGAATATATTATGGCATCAGTACGACCACAATGGCCAGATCTTCTTGATCCTAGATTCAAAAAAATCTATGGCGATGAAATGAAGGCTATTCCACAAGTAGGCCCATCAATCTTCCACGTTGAAACATCTTCACGGAATATTGAAAAAGAAAGTTCTGCTAGCGGCCTTAGCAAGTTGATTCGTCGATCAGAAGGTCAGGCGATTAGTTATGAAGACGAAGTACAGGGCTACGACGTGACTTATACTCACGTTGAAGATTCACTCGGTACTAGCGTCTCAAATGTGCTTTGGGAAGATGACCAATTTAACGTCATCAAGAAAAAGCCAGCAAACCTAGCGAAAGCTAAGGTTCGCACCCAGGAGCAAATGATGTCTGACATCTTCAACTACGGCTTCACAGCTGGTGGTGGTGGACTTAGCTCATTTACTTCTGGTGACGCACTAGCGTTGTTCAGTGCTTCTCACACCCGTGAAGACGGCGGAGCTGTACAAAGCAACTACACAACTACCGATTTGAACGAGAACTCAATCGAAACCGGTATTGTGTCTATGCGTCAAACGCTTGATCACAAGGGCCAACTATTCATGGTAAAGGCAGATACTCTTGTAGTAGCTCCTGCACTTGAAAAAGAAGCTCGTATTCTACTCAACAGCACACAGCGTGTTGGAACAGCTAACAACGACGTAAACCCTTACCAGGGCGCACTTAAGCTCGTTGTCTGGGACTTCCTGTCATCTGCTGCTGGTGGTAGCGATACTGCTTGGTTCTTGCTTGACAGCTCACTACATCAACTTAACTTCTTCAACCGATCTGATCGCGGTCTTGAAGGCCCAGACTGGGACTTCGATACTAAGACAGCTCGTTGGACTGTTGATGTTCGTCACAGCGTTGGTTTCTCTAGCTGGCGCGGCGTTTACGGAAGTAAAGGCGACAACTCTTAATCGAGTTATAGAGTAAATATGGTCCGGGTAAGTAGGGGACGATAAAGTCCCCGCTACCCCCGGCAAAAAGGATATACATGGTTGGAGATAGAACATACCGTTGGGCCTGGAGACAGACTACCGGTACTTTGCGTTTCAGGAGTATTTTACAGCATATCGTTGGATACACTGAGACAAACAAAAAGGTTTCAGCTGCATCTGCAACAGCGGTGTTAGCTGCAACAAACACAGTCGCGGCTGGTACGACCATCACGTCTGGCATAACTAATCCAGACGTACCTCGCAACCTCACGATTACAACTGGCGGAACAACCGCTAACATCGCTGCTGGTGATGTTGTGATCACTGGTACTAACGTCGAGGGTAAAGTTATTGCTGAATCATTCGCGATGGCCGACAACCTTAATGGCGCCGTTACTGGTAACCTGGCATTCAAGACTGTAACTAGTGTCAGATTCCCTGCCGCTGACGGTACGGGTGCGACAATCAGTGTTGGTACAGGTGCTAAGCTTGGTATTAATCACCGACTTATGCCGAACGTATCTTCTGTTGTTGTTATTCAAGACACAGCTATCGATGGTACTAACCCAGCTAACCAAGCTGCTCCATCGGCAACTACTATTGATGCCACTCTCGTCGAGAAGAACACTGTTACGCCAGCTACTACACCTGATGGCTCAACATTCCTTACGATTCTTTATTGGTACCACAACATCACTGTTGCACCAACTAACGACTCACCTAGGTTTGCTACGAGTACTTCGACATCAAGCTCAACATCTACTTCGGTATCGACTTCAACTTCGATTTCGACATCAAGTACATCAAGCTCGACATCAAGTACCTCTACATCAGTTTCATCAACCTCAACATCTACAACGACTACTCCGTAGTCAGACTTTTCGGGAGGGGTATAATAACCCCTCCTGGGTAGGCATTTAACCTAAATAAGAAAGAAGGACCTCAATATGCCACGACACTCAGATAATACATGGTTAGAACGAATCTCAGGATATTTATCCGGAACCGCTACCAACAGCCAGGGACTAGAAGTAAACATATCTAACCCACTAGACAGTAATGGGAACATTATTACTAGCCTTGGCACCAAAATAGCTGGTGAAGATCTCACAAACGATGTGATAAAAACCAGTAATAACGCTACCTATACCAACATATCCGCTTCAGCCCTCATTAAAACAGGTGCAGGTGTAGTATCAGGGTTTGTTGTAAACTCACACTCATCAGGAACTTTGAAGCTCTGGGATAACACCTCGGCAGCTACAACAGTTCTGACGAACACTATTACATTCGCAGCAGGCTCAGGTATCGTAGTAAACTTTGGCAAGGACATTCAGTTCTCAACAGGTCTCTACGCAACAATCGGTGGAACTGCTGACATAACAATATTCTGGAAATAATCATGGCTAAATATAAAATCACATCAGTAGATGAAACCAAAGGTCACGTAACATTCCAGTGCCTAAAGAACGACGGTACAGTAATCTCTACAGAAACTCGTGGCGACTTACCTATAGAGGATAAAGAAGCTGTAGGCGCAGAACTTAGCAGATATGCAGTAGAAATTGTTGCAGCGAGCAAAGCAGCCCGTAAAGCTGACGCAGCACTTACGGCTATAGTCGGAGTCGCACAAACAGCTAAGGAGGCTTAAGATGCCGCGTACAAGCATTCAGGATAGTAACGCCAGTTTGTATTTTAATGGTACATCTGGATATATGACGTCTCCAGTAGTTCCTGACATTACTGGGTTTAGTTTTGGCGTATGGATAAAAACAGCCGTCAGAGCTGACTCAACAGAACACTATATGTCCTGGAACACAGCAGGATTTACAGATGGCTTTGCTTTGATTAAAACCTCTGCTCAAATCGGTTCGGTTCAACTTCAGTTATATAATGGTGTTACAGTAAAGGCTGGTATATTAGCCGCAGACCAAAGAAACTGGATGCACATCGCCTGTACGTACGTACCAGATGGCACAGCTAAGATTTACTTGAATGGAGTATTAGCTTCAAGTGCAGCCGTAACTGGCTCTATAACCGCAGCAACAGCACAAACACTAACCTTTGGTAAGCGTTCGTATATTGCATCCTACTCAAGATACAACATGAGCAACCTCGTATGGCACAACACTACTACTCCTTGGACTCAAGAACAAGTACAAGACTTATACAACGGCACTATCCCTACGGGCGCTACCGCAGTATATCCTCTTTCCGAAGGTGCTGGCTCTATAGCCTACGACACATCAGGCAACGGCAATGACGGAACTATAACATCAGGTACTTGGACTAGAGATACTCCTACAAAGACTCGCAAGGCAGTAGGTGGGAATATGGTATTCAATGGAGATTTTGAGATAGCTCCTGTGGTGAATGTGCCTACTACTACTCAGTATAGGTGGATAGACGGAACTGCAGCAGGGAATAGTATTCCAACCACCATCTTTGGCTGGGGGTTAGAATCACTAACTGGCACAGGTGGCGCACAGTTTGATACCAGTGTGAAGTATTCGGGCAACGCTTCAATGAAGTTGTCAACCTCCGCTGTATCATCTACGGTTGAGGTATCCCAAAAAGCTAACTCAAGCTTCATAAACTCGACCATCCCCGTGTTGCCAAGTACGAGCTACACTGCAACTTGCAGAATTAAGACAAATATAACTAGCGGTACTGCCACAACTGGCGCACAACTTAGGGCGATTGAGCTACAAGGCAATAACTCAAGCACCGCAGCGATAAACACAATAGCGAGTGGTATCGTAACCACTCAAGACTGGACTCAATACACAGCCACGTTCACTACGGCATCAAATACTAGATTTATTAAGATGGTGTGTAGAATTGTAAATGACGGCGCAGCCACCCTCATCATGGATGCTTGGTTTGATGACATCACCCTAACCAAAACCACTCCAGAAACTAGAACAGCAGCAGGAACAAGGACAGTGGCTACTAGTAGGACGGTGGCGTAGCATGGACAAACGAGCAGGATTGAGACAACACTTCCAACAGGAAGAATCTCACGCTCAAGAGTTGGAGCAGTACAAACAACGTACTGCCCAGCTCAACGCTCTTGAAGATACCGTCGTTCAGGCGTTCAA